TTTTTGCATTTCAGAACTACATAAAATTTCAATTAGGCTGCCAATCGGCGGCCTTTTCTCATATTTAGCGCCAACCATCCAGCAACCAATATCACTCATAGATAACGTGCCGTGGCATGGATGGCGCTTTTCCCGATTACACAGACAGCACCTGCTTACGATAGCGAGGTGACGAGTATGTACCGCATGGACAAAATCAGAGAATGGTTCAGTTACTGGTTCGGAGGGCTAACTGCAATGGGCGGAGTTCTCTCCCTGAATGACTGGGCTCTCATCATAGGTATTCTTTGTACCGTCGGCACATTTGGCATCAATTGGTACTACAAGCGCAAAGAGCGCGAGGACAGATTGAATGGCAATGTCTCCGGCATTACGAAATAGCATTATCGCAGCACTCGGTACCGGGGCGGTCGGTGTAGCCACTGTCATGGTGTCAGGCAATAATGGCCTGGAAGGTCGTGAGTATTATGCGTACAAAGACGTGGTGGGCTTCGTCACAGTTTGTGATGGGCATACCGGAAGTGACATTATCTGGGGTAAACGATACTCAGATAGAGAATGTGACGCTCTCACCCGCAAAGACATGACTCGCATCGCTGCGCAGGTCGATCCGCATATCAAAGTGCCAACCACGGAAACACAACGGGCATCTATTTACAGCTTCGCTTATAACGTCGGCGCGACAGCCACCATCAACTCCACGCTACTGAAGAAACTCAATGCCAAAGACTACGCCGGTGCATGCGCCGAGCTTAAGCGCTGGGTATATGCAGGTGGCAAAAAGTGGAAAGGCCTGATGAATCGGCGCGACGTTGAATATGAGGTTTGCACCTGGGGCCAGAAATGAAAACCCGCTACCAGCTACTCATCATTGCTTTTGTGTTCTCAGCACTTGGCGGCATCGGCTACGCAATCCATCGCAATGGCTACGAATCTGGAAAGTTCGACACTAACCAGGACTGGAATATCAAGTGGGCTGAACGTGATGGAAAGGACTTACTCGAACTCGCCGGACGCCAAGAGCAAGAGCGCACCGAAGAGCAGCGCCGCCAGAACCAAATCAACCAGGTAACAGCAGATGCACAAACTCAACTCGACAAAGCGCGGCTTGATGCTGCTAACGCTCAGTCTGCTGCTGACAAGTTGCAACTCACCATCGCAAACATCCGGCGTCAGCTCGCAGCAAGTGAAACCAGCAAACTTTCCTCCGCTGCCAGTGCAGGCACGGCAAGAGCCACAGCTACCGATATGTTCGCCCAGTTGCTCATCGAATCAGACAGAGCGGCGGGACAGTATGCAGAAGCGGCTGACCGCGCTCGAATAGCCGGCCTGGCATGCGAACGGTCATACGATGCCGTCGCTAACACAAAGTGATTCGTCACCCATATAAGACAAATAGAGCCTGACTTCGGTCGGGCTTTTTTATACCCGTAGTAAGCATCGCGCCTCGCAGCGCAAATCATCCCGAGTCTTTCAGAAAGCTGAGCCTGAGAATTGCCGTATATGGTGGCGACCATCTCGGGGCGGCTTTTCTGTGCGAGCAGGCTCATCTTTCTAAAAGGTAATCGCTATGAATAATCCGTCAGTTATTCCGGCCTTCGACTTTCGCAATATGGTTCATGCAAAAGACGGAGAGGTAATCACTAATTCGCTTAAAGTTTCCCAGTACTTCGGGAAGCGACACGGAGACGTTCTCAGAAAAATTGACCAAGTAAAAGCCGATTGCTCAAACGATTTTAGCCAACGCAATTTTGCGTCGGCCGAATATATCGATGAGCAGGGCAAGGTTCGCCGAATGGAAAGCCTCACAAAAGACGGTTGGATCATGGTTGTCATGGGATTCACTGGCAAAGCGGCTGCAGCCATCAAAGAGAGCTTCATTTCTGCCTTCAATTGGATGTCCGAGCAACTAAGCCGGCGAATGGCAATCGGTGAAGAAATGCAACACCGATACGCCATCAAAGAAACGCGCTCGAAGCTTAAAGGAACCATCGGAAGTCGGTTGATGAATGAGCGCAAAAAGGAAAAGCGGGTGCTTGCTGTAGAGCATGACCATATCGCAGAGATAACTCAGCCTGGATTGCTCTTCACTGATGAGCGGCCAGACCTGTAATCAATTCCGTGGCGGAAACGAGGTGATCCTCATCTTGCTGACGGGTAAGCCGTAAGTGAACTAGCCACTGCGTGAGCCGCTGCGAAGTTTGCGGATTTCATTGATGATTAAAAGCACATTCAAAACAAATTCAGATACTGCATTCAGTTGGTTAAAAAGGTCGGTCATTATTCCTCCAATAGGGTTGTTATATCTATTGTCGGTGTTAAGTCCGACCCTCAATTCTTGTCTCCTATGAGAGGAAAGACTCAAGAATACTCCTCCCGCATTGTGGGCGTGTGAGCCGCCTCGTCTCCACGTAAACCCGTGACAGCATTAACGAAGACTCAGCCTCCATTGAGGACTCCCTCTGACGAGTGTGCTGTATTCCACGTAACGAGTAATGCCGCGTGTTTTCCTGCTGTAGCAACCAGCAGGGTTTGAGCGCTCATAGTTGCCTGTCTGCGCAATGGCAGGAGAAGCAGATTAACCATTAAGGTGGAGTCGATCATGAAACCAATTATTCATTGGCATGAGGGTAAGTTCGTTTGCTACCGAGATAAAGACCGCATGTATGTCGATTTCATTTTCGGAGAAGGGCAAACAGCAGTTGACGCATATCGTGATTGGTTAATCAAATTGCCGTAGCGAGCATTACAGAAGCCATTCCAGTAGTGGCTTCGATAATGACAACCAGAGGTATCACCATGCGCCTTACCGTACTTGACGACGATCCCGGCATCAAAATTAACCCTGGTCGTGAGCGAATCACTGTTTACCTTGATGATGTTGAGGTGAGTCGATGCTTAACCGCTGACGATGAGAAGGGCGAAGTCATCGTTATTGCCACCACCAGTGATGGGCGACCAATCGTTGAGCATGGCGCGTTAGTGCATAAAACCCTTCACGGAAAAGTAAGGATTGAAAGACATGGTGGTTACCTTGCAACTGGAAATCAAAACACGGTGGTGGGTGAAGCTTTATATCAGGACACTCACATTGTTCTGCCTCACCACACGACAAGAACCTGATTACGACAAGGTGGCAGGCTTCATTGTTCGCCATGGCATCAGCAAGAAGGTGAAGGTATGCCCAAGTACAACGTAACAGCCAAGAAGAAAGACGGAACTGTCTACGAAGGCATCATGACCGTTAAAGAGCCTCAGCTGGTTAATGGTCTGTTCGCCGTGGCTAACAAGGATGGTGAGTGGCGCTACATTCAGCCGGATGAACTGAGCGAGATCCTGTTTACGCCGGCAGTGGAAGAAGAAACCAAGGAATAACAGTTATGGCAAGTAACGAGGAACGCAGACCATACCCACCGCTGAACTTTGTTAACTCGCCAGACGTTAAGCCTTACATCAGCCTTATACCGGCAAACGAAGTCTACGAGTGGATGGTCAGTCAAATACTCATGGAGAGTGGCAGCCTGCACAATTCTGATCACTTCCATCTGCATGCTGCTGATATCTGCTTCATGTGGGCGTCGAATGCTTTCGATAAGAAAGGGCGCTCGGTACTCGGTCAGGCCGAAGAGGTAATGATGCGCGCCGGTGGTTGGCAGAAGGCCAGAATGGAACAGCAGATGTATGAATGGTTCGGACACATACCTAAGTTCATCATCACACTGGCTGCCGATTACTGCTCACAATGCAGCGACCTCGAATTCTGCGCGCTGGTAGAGCATGAGCTTTACCACATCAGCCAGGCAACGGACGAATTTGGAGCGCCTAAGTTCAACAAAGAAACCGGTATGCCGACTCTCAAACTGCGCGGTCACGATGTTGAAGAATTCGTTGGCGTCGTGCGTCGTTACGGTGCCAGCAAGGAAGTGCAAGAGATGGTCGATGCTGCGAATAAACCAGCTGAGATTGCTCACTTAAACATTGCCAGGGCATGCGGAACTTGCCTGATGAAACTGGCGTAAATTTAGAATGCTTTGGAAGAGTGGTGAATTATGGCTGCATTAAAACCAGAGGTTAAAGCCTTCATCATTCAATCACTTGCATGCTTTGACTCATTATCAATTGTTGGTGAGGCTGTCCAAAAAGAGTTTGGCGTTAAAGTTACCCCGCAGCAGGTTGAGTCACACGACCCAACCAAGGCCAGCGGAAAGGGGTTGGCTCAGAAGTGGGTTGATTTATTCAACGCTACACGCGCCCGATTCCAGACTGAAATATCCGACATCCCGATCGCCAATAAAGCATATCGCCTTCGTATCCTTGACCGCATGGCTGGCAAGGCTGAGAACATGAAAAACATGGCGCTCACTGCTCAGTTGATTGAACAGGCGGCTAAAGAGTGCGGTGACGCCTACACCAACCGGCAGAAGGTTGAGCATACCGGGAAAGACGGTGGCCCCATTGAGTCAGCCACGCTAACGAAGGACGAATACAAGAAAGCTCGACGGGAGATGCTGGAGGATGACGACTGTTGAGCAGCGGAACTATGCCCGCAAGATAGAATGTGAAGAGGAGGGGCTGTACTTCTCCCGCTACTTCTTCAAGCAGCGCACCGGCGGCAAGATGATTGTCGCCCCGCATCACCGGGTAATTCAGCAAACACTGGATCGGGTGATTGACGGAGAAATTAAGCGCCTCATCATCAACGTTCCACCTGGCTACACCAAAACCGAACTGGCAACCATCAACATGATGGGGAGAGGCCTAGCGCTGAATAACCGCGCCCGCTTCATGCATCTGTCCTACTCGCACAACCTCGCACTACTGAACTCTTCCACTACTCGCGGCATGGTTAAGTCAAAAGCCTATCAGGCTATGTGGCCCATGGAACTGCGCGACGATGCAGACAGCAAAGCTATGTGGTGGAACGAACACGGAGGCGGTGTATACGCTTCATCCGCAGCTGGTCAGGTAACTGGATTTCGTGCCGGACACATGGAACCTGGCTGGCAGGGTGCGTTAATTATTGATGACCCGGTTAAGCCTGATGACGCATACAGCGAAACAGTGCGCGACGGGGTAAACAGCCGCTTTAACGAAACAATCAAATCACGATTAGCCGTCGAAACAACGCCGATGATCGTGATTATGCAGCGCATCCACTATCACGACCTGAGCGGATACCTGTTGCGCGGCGGCAGTGGCGAAGAATGGCATCACCTTAATCTTCCGGTGATTATCGACAACAGCCAGAGCTATGCCGAGCGCTACCCAGAGAATACCCACGCAATACAGATTGGCCACGGCTTACCTGATGGCTGGTTATGGCCTTTCAAGCATAACGAAACGCATCGTGTAGCCCTCTTCTCACATCGGCGTACTGCTGAAGCGCAGTACATGCAGAATCCTCGTCGCTTCAATGCCGAAGGCGCACTGTGGACTGAGGGAATGATCGCTGCGGCGCGGGCGCTAAATATCAGCGAAGAGATTTCCAGAACTGTTATTGCCATCGACCCCCAAGCAACTAACAGCGAAGAAAGCGACGAAACTGGGATTGTCGCTGCCAGTGCCTATGGCATTGGTGACCGCAAGCAATATTCTGCGGATGGTGATTACAGTGGGAAATACTCACCTAATGGCTGGGCAACTCGCGCTATGGACGCCTATGCACAACATGATGCAGACGCGATTGTGATTGAAACAAACCAGGGTGGCGATATGGCAGAGGATACGCTGCGCAACGCTGGCTTTAAGGATCGCATTATTCGGGTTCACGCGAGCAAGGGGAAGTTCGCCCGCGCAGAGCCTATCTCAGCTTTATACGCGCAAGGCCGTGTGGCCCACAAAGGCAACCTCTATCAGCTTGAAAATCAGCAGATGGAATACGTGCCAACCACTTCAAAGAAATCACCGGACAGGCTTGATGCTCTGGTCTGGGCGATGACAGAGCTAAGCGGTCAGACTTCTGGCGCAATCTTCTTCTAAGGAGCACTCAGTGAGTGAATTAAATAGCGGGGAACAATTCCTCGTGAACGCCCTTGCTGATGCTATCGGGCGGCAGCGCATGCTGTACGCGCAGGGCCCTAACGGGAATACCAAGCGCACAAAGCTGTGGGATGAATTCGGTTATCCGGACACAGTTAATTTCGATAACTACTACCGGGCATACGAACGTAACGCTGTGGCCCACGCCGCAGTGCACAAGCTGCTTGATACTTGCTGGACAGATAACCCCACGATTATCGACGGCGCGGAGAAGGATGAAGCCGAAGAAACGACAGAGTGGGAGTCATCAACAACCAAGCTACTCAGCAAGCACTGGGCAAAGCTGAAGGATGCTGACCGCCGCAACCTGGTAGGTCGATATTCAGCAGTGCTGCTTCAACTGAAAGATGGCCGTAACTGGTGGGAGCCTGTTAATCGCGATGTAGTAAAGGCGCTCGGTGATAAAGCACTGGTTAAGTTAATCCCAGCATGGGAAGCGCAGATTAAGCCTGGTAACTTCGATATTGATACTCAGTCAGATACCTACGGGCAGCCGGTCAGCTACAACTTTAACGAGCAGCCAGTTGGCGACGACGGCACTTACGGAACTGTGCGCAGCGTTACCGTTCATCCAGATCGCGTAATCATCCTTTGTGAAGGCTCAGAGGATGAAAACATGCTTGCCGGTGTTCCGTTGCTTCGCGCAGGCTTCAACAAGCTGCTCGACATTGAGAAGACATCCGGTGGCAGCGCAGAAGGGTTCCTGAAGAACGCCAGCCGCCAACTAGCGATGGAGTTTGACGCTACTACCGATGTTTCAACGCTGGTTAAGCAGGCTAAAGAAGCTGGTTACGACTCTCTTGCTGAAGCAATGAATGACAAGGTGAGGAAGCTCAATAGCGGTACTGACTCGGCGCTGGCTATGCAGGCGGGTAAAACAAGTGTTCTCTCTGTCGCCCCGGCAGATCCGACGCCGACCTGGACGGCGGCCGCAAACGAGTTCTCAGCATCTATCCAATGTCCGTTCACCATTCAGTTTGGTCAGCAGACGGGCCGCCTCGCTTCTGATGAGGATAAAACTGAGTGGGCCAAGCGCTGCAATGGTCGTCGTTGGGGATTCCTCACTGACTACATTACTCGCGTCATTCAGCGATTCTGGACACTGGGCATTATCAATCCTCCGCAAAACGGTGAGGTTACGCTGGCCTGGTCTGATTTGCTCGCTCCGAGTGAGAAAGAGAAGATCGCCAACATGCTCTCAATGGCTGACGTGGCAGATAAAACCAGAAGTGCATTCGGTACATCAGCGGTAACTGAAAACGAAATCCGCGCAGTGGGTGAGCTTGAGCCTATCCCTGAAGAAACAGCACCGACCGGATCTGATGAGTCAGCCAAGCAAACCGACCCGCTGACAGGTGACCCAAATGCAAAGCCAACGACCAGGCAACCCGATAATTCCACGCAACAAAGCTGATCCTACTCAGTCCTATCGTGCAGTAAACCGGATGTATCGCGACATCGAGCAGCGCTACTACGACATCAAGGTGGCACTTAAGCAGTTATTCGATATGCGGCTAACCGGGCGCGAGCGGGCCAGTAATTCGATGTACGGTTATATCCTTGCTCGCAATGGCAATCAACCAGACACGCTCTACCAGGTGAACGCTGGCACGTATATCTACGACATGACAGCCGCTCAACTTGCCGATTTGTTGCAGGTGGTGCAAACGATACTGGATGACCACTTGCTCGATGGTGGCAGCCAGAACCTATGGGCGTTTGATTACGTCGCCGAGGAATACCAGCGTGGCACACTGAACGCTTACACCAATCTGTCGGTGCAGTCACCAATCTACTCCAGCCAGACGACGCTACAGCAGCTTTTGAGCACTCCGGCATATCAGAATCAGGTCGCATCGGCCTTTGTGTCTACGTACAGCGACTGGAAAGGGATTAGCGATACTGCGCGAGTTGACCTGGCAAACGTGATTGCCGATTCAATCGGGCGCGGCGTAAACCCTCGGGAAACCGCTTCGATAATCAGCAAGCGCCTTGATGTGAGCATGGGTAAGGCCAAGACCATTGCTCAGACCGAGCAGGTCGGCGCATTGCGACAGGCTCAACGTTCAGAAGCTGACTGGTCTAAAGAAAGGTTAGGGCTGAATACTGGCATGCTTTGGCTATCAGCACTCAAAGCAACAACGCGCTCCTGGCATGCTTCCCGTCACGGTCGAATCTATACAACAGAGGAAGTTGAAGCGTTCTATGCCCAGAATGGTAACCGGTACAACTGCTATTGCAGTCAAATACCAGCACTGCTGAATGACGATGGCTCGCTTTATAATGAGGGGTTGACCGATAAGTTGGCTAAGGAAAGAAAAGCTTGGTCGGACTAGTAAATCGGAATAGTCTTTAACCTCTTATAAAAGGAGGTTTTATGATTGATCAGAATACAGTCGTTCACATCGGATTTGGAAGTCAGCAGACTATCATTCTTGGAACGCTTGCCTTATTTGAATACACAGCGTCAATAGACAACGGACAGATTAAGCTTTCATTTGTAAGGAGAGGATCTGAATTCGACAAGGAAGAAATTGGTAAATTGGTGAGCCAGACGAAAAAGGAAATCGCCATCACTCTTATAACTGACAAGTCCGAGCATTCGTATAAAGCTAACCTCGCGGAAGTGAATCTAATATCAAACGAGTTTTTGGAAACCTTGATATTGAAAGCGCTTGTTGTATAAGCAAAACAAACATCAATAGGTCGCTCAGGCGGCCTTTTTTATTGCCTGAAATCCACCAGTGAGGACTCAGCATGTCGCGTAAAAGCGTCCATGTGCTGACCGTCATCAACTCCGCATCAAACATCACAACTGAAGTCATTGACGGCGATGAGCACATCATCGTGCGCGACATCGTGCCTATTGTTGATGACATCGTTATGAATGGCGGGTTGTATCCGGCAGCCGAAATTAACAAGAGCTACAAGAGTCTCGAAGGCAAAGCAATGCCATTCGGACACCCAAAGGTTGACGGCAAATATGTCAGCGCCAACAACCCACGCGCAATAAACCAATTCAACGTTGGAGCCTGGTCGAAGAACGTCCGCAAAGACGGCGACAAGGTGAAGATGGACATGTACGTCAACAAGCGCGTGGCAAATGCATCTAAACACGGCCCGGAGGTTGTGGCAGCACTTGAGGCGCTAAAGGACGGCACATCGACCGACCCGATTCACGTCTCAACGGGCCTGGACACAATGAAAGGCGACGGCACTGGCACATCCAAGGGTAAGAAATACCGTTGGATCGCAAACGACCAGGTGTTTGACCACACGGCAATCCTGCTTCACGAGCAAGGAGCTGGCACACCAACAGATGGTGTCGGCATCTTCGTTAACGCTGAAGGCGGTGAGATGGATGTTGAAACGGTCAATCTTGCTGACGCCTCAGACTGTCGCCGCGATGGCCTGATGAACAAGATTAAGTTCTACATGACCAACGATGACGGCATGTCGTTCGACGAGATCGCCTCATCCCTGCGCGAAGCAATCCGCATCCCCAATGGTGACTCATGGCGCTACATCGTTAGCGTTTACCCGGACTCTTTCATCTACGAAGAAGAGAAGAAAGGCACTCCGGGCCAGTCACTGTTCAAACAGAAGTACCTCATCTCTGACAGGGCAGTAACGCTTGTCGGCGAACCTCAAGAAGTCGTGCGCAAACCCACTGAGTACGAAATTAAAACTAACGGAGAAGACAATCCGATGAAACAACT